TATATGATTCTGTGGCAGAAGAAGTCAACAAATCCTTTCCAAAATTCATGCTTGACGCATTCAACTGTCCATCAACATATGGCAAACTGATTGCGGCAGGCAGAGAAGCAGTGGGCACTAAAGGCTTGTTCATCACCAAGAAAAGATATGCCATGAAGATCTATGATCTGGAAGGCGAAGCAGTGGACAAGATCAAAGCAATGGGGTTAGATTTGAAACGTTCTGACACTCCAGCATACATTCAAAACTTTCTGTCAGATGTGTTGGACAAAGTGTTGATGGGTGTTGGCGAAGAAGAAATCATGGACTTTATTGCTGACTTTCGTTTGGAGTTTAAAAAGATGCCAGGTTGGGAAAAAGGTTCACCGAGTCGTGTGAACAAACTTACAGAGTATCATTCACGTGAAAAACGCAAAGGTAAGATTAATATGCCAGGACACGTGAGAGCGGCTATCAATTGGAACACACTAAAAAAAGTTTACAACGACAAATATTCCATGGACATCATTGATGGGCAAAAATGTATTGTGTGCAAACTGCGTGACAATCCCATGGGATATACATCTATTGCCTATCCAACAGATGAACTGCGTATTCCTGATTGGTTCAAAGAACTGCCATTTGCAGATGATGAAATGGAGGCCACACTGATCAATAAAAAACTAGACAATCTCATTGGTGTGCTGGATTGGGATCTTCATGCCTCTGAAGCAGACAACACATTTGATAAATTATTTGGGTAATGGTTTCAAGACGTCAAATCAAACATGCCATCAAAGTGCTAGAACAAGCCTGTGATGAAGACTTTGCTGAACTGAAGCAAGAGATCAAAACATCTTTAGAATTAGCAAGATCATACATAACAGAAACAGATAAAAAAATTAATGCACTTGTGCATGATCAAGGCAAATCACAATCTGTGTTTGGCTTTACTGAAGAACACATCAAATATCTTTCTGTGACGCACTCACAAGCAGTAAAAAAATTCATAGAAAATTTTATTACCCGTCAGGCAGATTGGCGTTTTCCATGGTGTTGGCTGATTGGCAACCATTACCAATATGTGCATTTATCTGTTAAATCAACACTTGTTTATTTGTGTTCTAACCACGT